AGCCCCACGGAGAGAACGGCCATCAGTCTTCAGGAGAAGTTTTTTTGGATCGCCCGCGTCGAGCTGCAGGCTTAGTGGCTGATTCCACAACACATTGCTGAATCTCCAACTCTGGCTTCGGCTCTGGTTCCGATGCAACCTTTGCCTTGCCACTGTTGATCAGCAGGTTCGCAATGACTAGCTCGACTTCAACGAAGGAGCCTGCTTTCACAGGCTCCCCGCTGATCATCACATTGCGTGTGATCTCAAGCTTCATGAGAATCAGGTGGCGAAGCAGAATGCGCCAGGCTGCTTGACAGCGAAGTCAACATCCTGGAGCGCAATCACGCGCACGGTGCCAGCAGTGGCGCCAGCGTAAGGATCCACAGTCAGATCCAGGCCGGACCACATGCCCATGATGAACATGGAGAAGTCACCGAACAGTGCATCGTTGTTCAGCAGCTGGTTAGAAACAATGGCGGGATAGCCGTTGATCTCACCATCAGCGAACACGAATTCACCGCTACCAGCATCCTTCTTGGCGCCCTTCAGGCCGCCGCGAGTGGTTGCGTTGATGATGTAACGCAGGGAACCAGCGTCAGCGTTAGCAGCTGCCACATCGGTTTCCATGGCGATCAGCTCAGTGAAGGTGCCGACACCAGTCAGGGTCTCGGAGCCAATACCGGAGGTGTTGGTCAGGCCGAGGGGCTGGTTGGAAGAGCCGGTGCCGTAGATGGCAGCGCGGTCAATTTCCAGAGCGATGACACGAGCCAAGTCATTGCGAACCATGCCTTCCACATCAACGGAAGACTGGAGCAGAAGACGACGGCTGTAATCAACAAATGCACCCACGGTCTTGGGGGTCATGTTGACCTGATCGATGGCCTGCTGGCTTTCGGTAGGAGCAGCGTTTTCACCAACCCAGTAAGCGGTGGCGGCTGAAGTCTGGCGAGGGATAGAAACATTGCCCTGCAGACCAGTCAACATGGTCGCGCCAGCCTGGGAGATCGCCAGACGGTTGCGAAGCAGGTCAATGAAGGAACCAGCCAGGAGCACATCGTCAACCAAATCACCACCAGCGGTGGGGGTGCCGACGACGAGGTCACGACGGAGGACTTCGTTGGGGATAACGATGCCGTTAGAAGAACGCTCGTACTTCTTGGCAGCGGCTTCGCCAACCTCGATCTCAAATGCAGCCTCGCGGCGAGCAGTTTGATCACCAGGGTTGGAGAGGTAGTTCAGCGCCTTGACGAAGCTGAAGTTACGAGTTTCCTGGTCGGAAAGGCCAACATCGTTGGCGTCAATGCGATGTTCCACTTTTTGGGTGCCGATTTTGTCGAGGAATGCAGCACGGGCTTCATCAATAGACTTGCCGCCATCGATGAGTTCGCGTGCCAGGTCGGAGAGCTTGTGGCGCTCGCCCATGCTGGTGATAGAAGCAGTCCGGGTCCGCTCGGCCTCTACGGCCTCGGACCGGATCACCTCCAGGTCAGGAGTGTTGTCCATGACAGGTTCAGTCATAGTGTTTTCAGGAGATGCGGTTGAAGCCGCAGGTTCAGAATCAGAGTCCTCAAGAGAACGTCCAATTCCGACAGTGGGATCGGCTGGGATAACAGCCAGCGATACTTCGTAAGGCGACCAATTGGTCGCAACGAAGTTATCTTCTCGCTCCTCCATTTTATCAATGGAGTAGCCGAAAGAAACGCCGCGAAGAATGCCATCGCGAACGTCTTGGAGCACTTCCTGCGCAAATTGATTGCGCGAGAAACGCACCTTGGCGTAACCGCGTTTTTTATCACCATTGATCCACGCACGTTCGACAACGCCGATCATGCGATCTGGATCATGGTTATACAAAAGCGGTGCGCCATCATTGAGTCGCGAAAGGTTCGCAGACTCCATCTCATGGCTCAAAATCTCGTTTCCGAAGTAACGAGCCACGGGATATTCGGAGCTGAATGGAAACTCCATGCTCCGCTCATCAAGCATGTTGAAGTTTGTTGCTTCAACGCGCTTGAACTTAGAACCTTCGATCTCACGAGTTTGAGGCTTTTCGCTCACGCTTTCGACAGACTCTTCGGTCACTTCAGCAGGGACCTCAGGAGTGCTTTCGACTTCCATTGAACGCAAAGGCTCGATCTTGGTCAGAGTGCTGAACCGATGCCCAGCCCGAGTTTCAGTCTTTTCGTAGTCACCGCCCTCTCCAGTCGGCCGGTAAACGCAGATCAGCGCAGCAGGATCTTCGGCTGTCCCGTTGACGGTGAACTCAGAATCAGGCACGTCAATGCTGCCATCACGTTCAATCTTTTCGATCAAACCACGAGCGCGACCACCAGAAGAATTCCAAGAAACGTAATCACCTACCTTCAGTGCATCGGGCTCGGCCCTTTCGTGTTCCTGTTCCATCTCCAGTGACTCAGGTTTATTCGTTACAGATTCTATAGACTCATCCTCTTTAATATCATCAGCGGCACGATCAATGCTTTTACGACGATCGTCCGACCAGCTTTTTCCCGCATCGCCGCCCCAAGCCGCCCAGGCCACGCGGCCTGGAGAAGGGTATCCATCTTCCCCAGGGCTGAACCCCTCAGCCTTCTTATCAACCTCATGGCGAGCAAACCATGCGCTCATTGCGACAATCACGTCGTCGCTTAATTCGTCACCGCTAAGGATCTGAGTTGCACGACGCGCTGCGACTTCCGTGCCGCCTTTCCGTCCATCTTTTTTCCACTCCCTGTATCGACGCGCCTCTTCGCGCATTCCTTCGGTCGGCATTGCAGGCATTACTCAGTTACCTCCGGCGGCATTTCGGGCTCAATAATGTCGCGATCAAGCTCCACATTAAGGTCATTGGCTGCTTGCTGTTCCCGCGACAGCTCAGCCAAGTTGTCATAGAAATCACCACCAAGCTTCGCGACGATTTGCGCCTTCGTCATGTAGCCCGCTTGCTCCATTTCGCGGTAAGCCTTCGCCTCCTTCAATGGATCAACCCAGTCCCATCCGCGAGCGGTCCACCGGGGATTGTCGTAACGCTCAGGTCGCTGATCAAAATCATCGAACGGCAGCTCGCCAGCAAGCACCGACAGGTTCAGCCATTCCCTGAAAATACGAGTATGGAAGTGCTCAATCATGTAGCGCTGAACTACTTTCCAGTGCTCGCGATCTTCGAGCAAGCTCAACCGGCTGCTGCTGTAGTTAGTGTTGCTGAAGTCACGGCTTAAGGTTTCGTAGCTACATCCAAAACCGCTTGCGAACCTGCGCACCTTATTGCGCACGAACATTTCGTACTGCTGATCCGGTGAGTCAATGTTGGGTACAGTTACGTTTTGCCCGCCTTCCAGGTACTTGAACATACCTGGCTCAAACTCTGAAATTCGGCGCTCACCTTCTACGTCATCAGCGTCAAGCTCACCTTCAGGCGACGTGATGAATCCCATAATCGAAGCACCAGCACGCGCTCGAATTACGGCAGCCTCCTCATAGCCCTGCAGTTGATGCGCATCGCTCATTACAGGGTGGAACCACGGCACGCCGCGATGTTGCTGTGGCCGCTCAGGGATGAACAGATGGATTACATCCTCTGCAGGCAGAAAGACATGCTTGCCTCCTTTCTGCTCAACGTTTTGGAACCAGTAGTCACCTGGATGCCGCGTTAGAAACGCATATCGAACAGGGCGGCCCCACTGGTCGATCTCGACACCCATCCGCCATTCATTGGAGCGAGCCAAGGTCGGACCTTGGTACTCCTCATCCAAAATATCGGCCTCAAGCATCTCTAAGGCCAGAGGCACTCGACTATTCCCAAACGGCCGACGAATAATCCTGAACAACGCCTCGCCTGATTCCGGCAAAGCACCGACAGCCAGCCACTCCATCATGTGGAAGTTATGGCGGCCGGCGACATCACAATTCTCAGCGCGGCACCAAGCGTTCCACTTGTCCTCGATCAAACGATTCACTGAATCGTTCAGCTTCCGGCCACGAATCTGCTGAACCTGGGACTGCAACTTGATGCCGGCTCCCACCACATTGATTTGCGTGGTTCGCTTCGCCTGCTTTGCATATGGATTATTCCGCACCATTTCGCGGCTGCGGTCGCGCAGCTTTCGCAGGCTGGTGCG